CGCAATTATCAGCTTTTTCGGATCGGTTGTCTTCGATTGTTTACAGCGCGGACGGATAAAATCGACAATATCGCGCTTTCTGATTATCGTGGCGGATTCATCAGTCCCGCAGAGATAACCGCCTGCCGGATCCGTTAGACGTGAAAGTAATTTCACCTCAACCTTACCCTCGTGATCCGCCTTGAATTTACGAATCTCGTCATGCGATCCGGTGCGCAGATACGAGTCCTTTGCGACAGCGAGCTTTGACATAATCTCCGTCATTTCCTCTTCGCTTGTCAATTGACCTTCAGGAGAGGATGTTTTGAAATCAGGATCGCCATCCCCTGCCGGATGTTTATATTCCGGGGCGTTCGCTTTCTCTTCGATGGCAATAAGATCACGTGCGTTATCGGCTAACTCGCTGGATTCGGTGTAAATGCCCTTGAGCTTAAGGGCTTCCTCACCGGTTAATACACGATTCTCTTCAACTGCTTTATCGCGTATCTCGTTTGCCTCGACAGCCTTTGCCTTTGCTTTATCAAGCATAGCCTGAAAGGCTGGGTTTATAAAAGGTGGCATATTAAACCCCTTTCAATTTAATTTCGTTTTCGATTTGCAGGATTTGAAGATCCCGCAACTGTTCAACGGTGGCAGTGAGTGGCGTTTTCAACTCCGGCTCGGCTGGCTTCGGCGGCGGCTCAATGATAATTTTTTTAGAAGGAAGAGGAATAATCATCTCCTTGTCATTGAGTGCCGTAAATTTATGTAAGTCCTGCATGATAACAGGATTAGTTTTGAATGGATGAATAATGTTTTTAACCGCAAGTATAACAGCTTCCTCGTTAGCAGGAAACGTAACCGCTGATATTTCATATAATTTCACCTCCTCAAGATAACGTCCAACCTTCCCTTTGTTATCATCATCGTCATCGGGGTAGCTCTCTCGGATAGTGCCATATCCGATTGATAACCGGTTAATATGACCCTCGAGCATCTTGGTCTTAATGTCTTGAACTGATTGAGCAGCGGATAACAGAGCCTTAAACCATAGACCGTGATCGTCTTCTTTGGCTTCGGTAACAGTTCCCAGAATAGCGTCCAACGTCCACCAGTCATGACCATTGAGGAACTTTACAACGCCTTTCTTAATTCGTTCTTTGATGGTCTTCTTAAACGCACCTTTCTTAACGACATCACCATAGCTATCGATAACATCGAACACGCTGGCGTATCCCTCAATGACATTATTTTCACCCTTGACTTCTTTGAATTCTACATCAACTGATATTTGCTTTCGCTCTTGTTTATCCTTCATACGAACCTCTTAAATTACTGGAACTAATGCACAACGACAATTCGGATGCAATGGCGGAGTCTGAATTGCCTCGTAAGACGTAGACAAGGGCTTGTCAGTGCCATCGACAAATAACTCCTCATCCTGTTCAATGAAATTACTACCAATCGAAGTAATCTTGCCGTCCATTTCAGTGCAATACGGACACGCATCACCGGCAATGATCCACTCTTTCTGTTCGATACCCATTTGACGCCACGCTTCTTCAGCGCCATGATTCGAAGCCCGTATCGTTTCGGTTCGGGCAACCATAAAAGCCCTGCTACTCGTCCAGGTATTGAACTTAGATTGAAACGCTACAATCATTTCATCATAAGACAGATTACCTGCCTGTGATTGTCGGATAACACTCCGGACATCGTTTACGCTGGTATTCGACATACCCTGTGCAAATTTAAACGAATAATCTTGTACGAATTTCTGTTGGAATGTGCTGTCAATTACAAAATCAATACCAATGTCATCAGCTGCGCCCTGCATTGCTTTAGTTATGATTTCAAGCAATATTGGATTAACACCTTTGTATGAACGGTCAACCCATTTAGGCAATAACAGTTCTACCTCGTCAAGCAGTTTAAAATATTCATCATTACTCATTTTGACAGACGTTTTAATCGCTGCGGATACCTCTTTTGACCGGATAGTATACTCTTTTTCAGCCCATTCCTGTAACTTTTTAAGCCATAGTTCAGCGTCATTCCGGCGCCCCAATGCGCCCTGCAATAACGCTGTCCGATCGGATTTGAACTGTTTAACAAGCTTCGCCGGCTTAATAGCCTTTGCATTTACAGGAACTTCAATCAAATTGATCGGTTGCAAGAATATATCGCCATTAGCAACCTTGTCTTGACCGGAAATAGTTCTCGCTTCGTTACGAGTAATCACGCCGGTTGTAAATGCAACCCTTGATTCCTCACGAGCTTGTTTACGAATATCCTTGAATGCGGAAACCTTGCTGGTATCAAATTCAGCGTATACTCTCCCGCTTTTATCAAAATCGGGAACGAGTTGAAGGTTTATATCTGCTGCGATTCTACGATGTAACGGCGCAATAGTGTTCTCGTGAAATATCTGATTAGCGAGTGCGAAATTAGAATATGTTGAATGCTCTAATCCGGCGAGAACTCCTATAATTATGGGAGGGACGCCCAATGTTGCCAGTATACGAGCCTCATTATTCATTGTCAACTCAGGGAATGCGAGCTCGTTCATATTCATCGAAATGGTCTCTATTTTATCACCATCATACATAAACATAACATTGCCGCGTTTATCACCTGAGAACGCTTGTTTAAATGCTTTTTTCGCTATCGTGTTTTTAACTGGATCGGTTGTTAATGATTTATCTCCAGTGTGTATAACCACACCCGGCACAGCCCGATTTTCAAGGATTGCTTTCGTAAAATCCGTAGCCTCATTATCAGTTGCAATCCGTCTCAATGCAGCTATTAACGGCGATTGTCCATAGTAATCGTCAAGCGGATTGCTGAATGAAATCCGTATAACATCCTCACGTAGCAGCGGATGACGCTGACCAGCGAGTTCATAGATATAGCTCTCGATTAACTCTTCCTTGCCAGGCACAATCCTGACTCTATCCGGTCGCAATAAACCAATTTCAACTATTTTGCCAGAACCACTTCGGGCTCTGACTTTTTCGAGGAACGCAGTGCCGGCGAGGTATAGGTGAATAATGAGTAGCTCATTGAAGCGATAGTCGGATGTAAACGGATTCGGATTGTTGAATAGCTGTGTAAGTGGGTGATCTGGTATTAAAGAGTCATCCTTGCGGTTATACATCCGGAGAGGCGCCTCTGCAAATGATGTAGCAATATATTGAATACCTGCGTAAACCAATTCATTTTTACAGTAAGCGCCTTTAGCGAAATCTTCAAAATTATCATACGCTGGATATGTCGGTTGACCGGGCGTTACAATCGCAGACGTTGACATTGACCCGAAACCGGACTTGAAAAATGATTTTATCGCTTTAGTTATTTTCATTACATTATCGAGAATGCAGGTTGAGGTTTGCCAAGATGCGACCATAGTGCATAACGAAAGGCATCCTGTCCGTGATCGTTCTCTTTCATTGGTTCGTCCATTGATTTACCATTCCGATCAACTCTCCACTGATACATATTACGTTCAGCATTGTAATTAACATTTTCTGGCTTGGTATGAGTTTTGATTGTTTGACATAGGTCAATACCAGCCATTACCGAACCCGGACCCTTATCGGCAGGGACAATATTATATCCCGCCCGCGCAATCTCTTCTATTCTGTCAGGCTCGGCACTATCTGCATATATAGGCTCGCGGTCATCAATATGATGATCGTTCATCCATTTAATAAGGTCATTAGTCGTATAACCGGTATTGTAAAACTCTTCAGTTACGTATGCCTCGCCATCTTTTAGATCGAGTCGAATTAACGCCATAGCGTTATTAAAACCGAAGTCAAGCCCGCGTATTGTCTCATTGAAATACTTCGGATAGACGTCCATTATAGCGGGTTCATAAATTAGACCTTCCAGGATACCCCATTCACCAAGCTTATAAACCTTCCGCGCATTACCCCTTAATCCATTCAAGACAGTGCGATATTCATCATCAATGAACCGATTATCCTGATAAGTAGTATGAAGGGTTAGCGCGTTCCCGGTTATCTTGTAGCGATCATCCTGTCCTGCGCATCGTTCTGGTGTTACATCAAAGAACTTTGGTTTAAGCCAATGAAGATGACTAATCGGATTATAAGTCAGAATTATCTGCTTATACCATTTAGTCTTACCTCGCAACCGGAGGTCAATCTGCTCGAAATCTTTAGGCAAAAGCTCAGTGGCTTCTTCGATCCAGATTGACGTTATACCCCTGACCGACTTCAGTTTTTCTTGATCATCAAGTCCCAGAAATACAACCCGGTTACCATTAGGAATAAAGGTAATTGTTAAATCAGATAGATTAACCTTGAATAGTTTGCTTAGATTCCAATCATGGATAATACCCAAGACTTCTTCAAAGCAACTGCCCTTTAAGGTTTTAGCGACCTTACGAAAGATCGCAATCTTATGTCCTTTTTCCTTGACAATTCGCTTAACGATCTTCTGTGCTGCGAATACTGACTTACCGGAACCGGCGCCACCTACCAGGTTTACATAACGCTGTTCATTTTGAAAGAGCGGGTAAAATATATCATTTACAAGGGTGTTAAGCCCTGTGAAATCAATCGTTATCTTCTGGGGGTTCGTCATCGGGATCAATTATACTAATGTCCATATTGCCAACGATTTCAAGCTTATCACGCCACTTATTAGGTCGTCTATTCTTAAGCCAAATGAATGCTGCTGCTGTATCAGGAGGGTAATGCTTTGTTGTTTCGGCAGTGATTATCTCGCCTTTATCACAAAAGAACTTAGTTTCAGGATGTTCATAACCACAAGCACGTTCAAGGAGACTTGCTTCGACTCTATCATCAATAACATCTTTGTTTGTTTTAATGGTCTCAAAGAACTCAGGATGAGCAAGCTTCCAATTATTGATAGTAGTTTCGGTAACATCAAGTGCTTCAGCAATTTCCTTATCAATAGCGCCAAGTCGGCATAGAACCGCAACGGCTTTAAGCATCTTGCCTTCATATTTAGTCGGTTGACCTGGTTTATTAGGCATTTGTTTACTCATTAGTGATTTAATTATTATGTCATCAATTAGATACGCTGGCAAGTGGATCATTGCCACTGATGTTGGGTGGAT